AAGTGGATAAAGCTTTGAAGTTTAATCCTGCCAGTGTGGAATTAATCACTCAAAAACAAACATTACTCTCTAAACAAATCGAAAACACAAAAGAAAAGCTTACTACTTTAAAAAACGCACAAGCAGAAGTTGAAGCACAATTTAAAGCAGGTAAGATTGGTGAAGAAAATTATCGTGCTTTTAAACGTGAGTTAGAAACAACAGAAAGCACATTAACGCATTATAAAACACAATTAACAAATCTTAATAAAGAACAAGAAAATCTTGGAAAGTCTACTGAAAGATTATCCAGATTCTTTTCTGCCACTGGCAAGGATATAGAAGCCTACAGACACGTTTTAGGCGATAAGCTGACTGATTCTATCAAGAACGGGAAAGCCTCCAGTAAAGACATGGAACACGCCTTAGAATTGATGGCAAAGGAAGCTTCAAATGGCAAGGCAGATATTAACGCATTAAGAGATGCATTAGATAAATTAGATGATGGCGGGAGTATCAAAAATGTTAAGAAGGAACTCGAAGATGTTGGAGATGCTTCCCAAAAATCAGCAGAAAAAACAAATAAATTATTAAGCCAAGGAAACTTGCAACAAGCTGCTCAAGTTGCTTCTCAAGCAGGTCAATCAATGATTGATTTTGCAGGTAAAACTCAAGAAGCATTCAGAAACGTAGATGCTGGATTTGATATTATCATCACTAAGACAGGCGCAACTACAGACGAAGCATTAGACGGATTTAAAAAAATCTATGATCAATTATCTACAGAACTTCCTGTAGATTCATTTGAAAAAGTTGGTTCGGCAATTGGGGAAGTAAATACCCAGTTTGAATTAACAGGAGATGCCTTGAAAGGTGCTTCAAAGAGTATCATTCAATTTGCTGAAATCAATAACTCAGATATTACCGCAAGCACGATTAATGCCAAGAAAACTATTGAGGCTTATGGATTATCTGTCTCAGATTTAACAAGTACATTAGATACTGTTACTTACGTTGCACAAACAACTGGAGTATCAGTAGATGAACTGTTTTCTAAGATGGTTTCAGGAGCACCACAAATCAAAGAGTTAGGCTTAACATTCGATGAAGCTGCAACATTGATTGGTTCATTAGAAAAAGCGGGAGTTGATTCTGGAGCTGCTCTTTCAAGTATGAGTAAAGCTGCAGTTGCTTACGCAAAAGATGGTAAAACGTTATCGCAAGGATTACAAGAAACTATCGATAAAATTAAAAATGCATCTAGCTCTACTCAAGCATTAACAGAAGCAGCTAATGTATTCGGAACTAAAGGTGCTACGCGAATGGTAGATGCCATTAATCGTGGAGCATTCTCATTAAAAAATCTAGCTGGTACAGCAGAAGATGCAGGCGGTACAGTAGCACAAACATTTGAAGCTACATTAGATCCTATCGACAAACAGCAACAACAATTCAACGCACTTCAGATTACTCTTTCTGAGATTGGTGCTGCAATAGCAGAAGCAGTTGCTCCAATCATGGATGCATTAATTCCAGTACTAAAGCAATTAGCAGAATGGTTTGAAAATCTTTCAGCACCTATTAAACAATTTATTATTGTATTAGGTGGTATTCTCGCAGTTGCTGCTATCTTATCGCCAATATTAGTAGCAATAGGGATAGCCATTACAACGTTAGGTACTGCCATGTTACCAGTCATTGCTATTATTGCTGGGGTCGCAGCAGGAATTGCAATAGCAACCGCAGTAATCACTAATTTCGGAGCTATCGTTGAATGGTTAGAAGGTATTTTCCCCGGATTAAGTTCTACAGTAGAGAGCGTTTGGAACGGTATTCAATCAGTAATTGAAACTGTAGTAGGCGCTGTTTCTTCATTCATTCAAAATATTTTTGGAACACTGGTATCTTGGTGGGAAACAAATCACGAACGTATTCAACAAGTTGTAGAAACTGTATGGAATACTATTTCAACAGTTATTCAGACAGTACTATCATTTTTAGCTCCATTTATCCAAGGAATATTTGATGGGATTTCAATTTACATCCAAACCGTTTGGACTGTAATCACTACTGTGATTCAAGGAGCACTTGATGTGATTCTAGGAATCATTCAAGCTGTCTTACAAGTCTTGACTGGTGATTGGTCAGGAGCTTGGGAAACAATATCCAATGTTGTTTCAACAGTATTAGGAACAATTTCTTCTACTATTAGTTCAGTAATGGATGGTATTTCTTCAGTTATTTCAAGTGTGTGGAGCGGAATTGCCTCAGTAACTAGCAGTGTATGGGATGGTATAACAGGCACTATTTCGGGGGCAATTAACGCAGCATACAATGCAGTAAGCAGTGCAATTGAAGCAATTAAAGGTTTGTTCAGTTTCCAAATTAGTTGGCCTCACATTCCGCTTCCTCACTTTTCTATCAGTGGTTCTGCAAATCCACTAGACTGGCTAAGCGGTGGACTACCTAGTATAGGTATTGAGTGGTATGCGAAAGGTGGGATTATGACTAAGCCAACCGTTTTCGGTCAAAACGGAAACAATTTAATGGTTGGTGGAGAAGCAGGAAAAGAAGCTATTCTTCCATTGAATGATCATACACTTTCAGGAATCGGGAAAGGAATTGCAGCACACTTAGAAAATAATGGTGGAGTGAATGTTAATATTTATCCGCATGAATTGATAGTAAGAAATGATGAAGATGTACTTCAACTAGCCACTAAGCTAGCAGAAGAAATTATCAGAAAGATGAAAATGAAAGAACGACATGCTGAGAGAGCGAGAGGAGTGATTCTGTGATTGGATTTGAAATGAGTATTAATCATGTTAAAAATACGGATTTGCCGATTCAAGTAGTAGTGGCAGAATATGAACGCCTCTTTTTCTCTGAGAGTAATAATTCAATTCAAAGACGTGAAAACGGAAGTTCGTATTTTAAGAAAAGTTATGAACGCAAAGAACAAGTGAAGACGTTTGAAATTCATATTCATACGACTAAGCAAACAGATTTAGACCATTTCAATAGATGGATTATGCAAGAGAATGTTGAGTTTGAACCAGATACATCACTAAATCGTGTGTATACAGCTTTCAAATTCAATGTTACTTCGATTACAAAACACGAAAATATATACATCGTTCAACTACAAGTGACATTCTCGTTTGAAGGATTATCTAAGACAGAAAAGAATGCTACTAGAGGAACAAATACAGGAAAGATTGTATATACGTTTGATAACAGAGGGGTGCTTCCAACAGCGCCTCTTTTTAGTTTCACATCAGGGGAAAATTACAAAATGATTAGCTTCATCCATCCGAGTGGACAATACGTCCAATATGGCCATGAAACTGGAGATGTAGTTATTAAACCAAACGATGTAGTAGAGTTTGATTTCAGAAAGAAACAATTAACAATTAACGGAACTGTTAGATATGTAAATATAAGCAGTTCGTGGTTTGAATTAAATGTAGGTCAGACAGAGATTGGCATTTTAACAGAGCCGAATACAGACATTCGACTAAACGCGACATTTAAGGAGGCATGGCAATGATTACTGTTACCGATAGACAATACAATAAGATTTGCCAGCTCCACTTCGGCTCGATTGGAGAGTTAATCGCATACGATGACTTATTTGAACAAGACTTGGATACTGGAATTGGAATTTACGAGTTTAAGGTAGATAAGACTCACGAATCTATTAAAAATGTTTCTATTGGTTGTTATTTATTTGTGGTAGATGGAGATTTAACTCGATGTTTCGAGATTACTCGAATCGAGGAAGATCATAACACTAAGACAATTACTGCTGAAGATGCTGGTTTAGATTTGTTAGGCGAAACAGTTCTCCCGTTCAAATCCGAGGAAAGTCAAAGTTTAGCTTACTATGTTTCAAAGTTTATTTTTGATTCTGGATGGGAACTGGGAGTAAATGAAGTATCAGATTTAAAACGAAAATTAGAGTTCGAACAGTATGATACAACGACTAAAAGATTAAGAGATTTAGCTAAACAATTCGATGCAGAAATCATATATAGCGTTGAAATGTTGCATGACAAGCCACATCGAAAATTAATTAATTTTTACAAGAAATATAATTCGAATAAAATTATTCGATTAGAGTATGGAAAAAATATAAAAAACATT